GCACTCCTGCAAGGTCTCAGAGATGAAGCAAAGGAGGTAGACGATGCCAGCAAGCGTAAAGGGCGGCGTTGAACTCCGCAAAGCCTTACGTAAGTTTGCTCCTGATCTGGGTAAAGAAACTCAGAAGGAGATCGCTGGAGCCTTAAAGCCAATCACCAAGACTGCTAAAGGTTATCTGCCGGATGACGGATCAGTCCTAAGCGGATGGCTGCCTAGAGAAAACTCCCAGGCTAGGTTTCCTGCTTACTCTGCTCGGTTAGTCAAGGCTGGAATCGGTTATAAGACTTCACCATCAAAGCCAAATCGTAGAGGCTTTAGATCGCTCGCTCGTGTCTTTAACAAGACCGCAGCTGGAGCAATCTATGAAACCATGGGTCGCAAAACTCCTAGCAGTCGCTTTGTGCAGAATCAAAACGGCAAGTTTGGCGCACAGATGAAGGGCGATGGCAAGATGGAAGGTCGCGCCCTGTATCGTGCTTATGAAGAAAACCAAGGCAAGGCTAGAGAGTCAGTCCTTAATGCTATTAAGACAGCAGCCGATAAACTTAACGCAACAGCAAAGGCGAGAGGTTAATCATGGCAAATATAATTATTGACATTGCAGCAGAGTTCACTGGCAATAAAGCCTTTAAGAGTGCTGAGACTTCTACAGATAAATTAACCAAGAACATTAAGAATATGGCCAAGACTCTTGGCGTTGCCTTCAGTGCTACAGCAGTCTTAAATTACGCCAAGGCTTCAGTTAAGGCAGCCGCAGCAGATGAGAAAGCGCAGAAGCAATTAGCACTAGCTTTGAAGAATGTTGGCCTTGGTCGCGATGCAGCAGCTTCTGAAGGCTTCATTCAGAAGTTAGAAAAAGAATTCGGCGTGCTCGATGACAATCTTAGGCCGGCCTATCAGACCCTAGCGGTCGCGACTCGGGATTCTGCCCAAGCACAAAAGTTATTACAGATCGCTCTAGATATTTCCGCATCCACTGGAAAAGACTTAGCATCTGTAACAGGTGCAATTTCCAAGGCATACCTAGGCAATAACACAGCCCTAGGTAAATTAGGTGTAGGTATCTCCAAAGCTGATCTAAAGGCTAAGTCCTTTGATGAAGTAATGAATCAACTCTCCACTACCTTTGCTGGTGCTGCTACCGAGTCTGCTAATACTTTCCAAGGTTCAATGGATAAGTTATCTGTTGCATCTAACAATGTTCAGGAGATTATCGGTAAAGGCATTATCGAGTCGCTTAAAATACTAAGCGAGGACACTACAGTCGATGATTTAGCAACAGGTATGGAGGACTTTGCTACGGCTGTATCGGAGTCTATCCAAGGATTAGCAATACTTATAGATCAAATAAAAGGATTTGGTAATCTTCCGTTCGGTGGAGCAGGCGCAATCTTTGACATTGATAAATTGTTTAAGTTCACGATGATCCCATATTTGAGAAGCCTGGCTAAAGGTGCTAACAAAGGTTCGGCAAACGATCCAACAGCAGGTCTAGCGCATCTAGCTGAGTTAGAAGCTAAATATACTGCTGCAACTCTTGGATTAAGTAAGAAGCTAACAGCAGAAGAATTAAAGCAACTCAAGGCCAAGCAGTTAAAGGCAGCCATCGATAAGGCTAACCTAGCCCTTGGCAAGGGATCTAACGTCTTTGACATAGAGAAGATCCAGTTAGCAGCAGCTGAGAAGAATGCAGCCGAGCAACTGGCCAAGGTGACTAGCCAAGCACAACTGCTACAGATTACTAACGACCTCGCTCGCCTTGAGGTCAAGCAATCTATTCTTGCCTTGGAAGAAGCGATAGCCTCCAAGGATGTTGCAGCCATAACTAATGCAACCAATAAACTTAATGCAGACTTAAAGATACTTGGTGCTCTTAATAATCAGGATCTTAAACTAAGAGACATTAAATCCATCCTTGACTCAATCCTTCCAAAGGATCTAATTAACCTAGCCAATCTGGATGCTGCTATCGCTAAGTTACAGATGATCGCTGGCGCAGGCACTAGCGGTAGCACTGCTGGCGCAGGGATGGGCGCAGGGATGGGCGCAGGTGCAGGCACTCCTTCACTTCTTGATGCACTAGCTGCTGGCAGTTTTGTTCCTGTAGTCGGTGGAGGCTATTCGACTTCAGCAGGCAATTACGCCTCTAGCGGTTTCCCAGGAGCACAAAAGAATGGCGGCAATATCAGTATTGTAGTCAATGGCGCAATAGATGCTAATAGCACAGCAGATGCGATATTAAAGGTTCTCACCGATGCAGCTAATAATACTGGCAATAGTTACAACTTGGGCACTGGCTCAAAGAATACGACATACGTAGTATGACATGGACAATCAATCCTACTATCACGATAGATGGCACTGCCTACATCAATAATGCTATCGGAGCGATCAATATCGATTATGGTCGCAGTACGGTCTGGGAGCCTACTAGAGCAGGTTATTGCCGTATTCAGCTTGTCAATACCAATAATACTAACTATCCAATAGACATCAACGACCCTGTAACAGTCACAGTTCGCAATGCCACTAACACTGCCAACATTACTGTGTTCACAGGCAATGTGACTGCTGTAGATAATCAAGGCGGTATCTCTACTCCTACAGGAACGGTTGCTTATGTAACTGTTACAGCCGTAGCACCATTGACTCAACTTTCACGAACACAGGTAGGTCAAATTGCTTACCCTGAAGAAAACGAGTCTCAACGCATTACTCGCATTCTCAACGAGACAAGCATTACTAAGGATGTTATCGACTCTGGTACTTATACCCTGATCGCTCGACCTGCCAACCCTAACGATGCTCTGACCCTCTGCAATGCCTATGCCAATACTGCTACAGGGGCTATGTACGAGACTCAATCTGGAACTGTCGGATATGCCAATGAAAACAGGCGCAATCAAGATGCGATCCTCAATGGCTATTATTCGATAAACCCTAGTTATATCGTAGCCAGTACCTTTAAGAGTAACCTGAGCCAAGGCGATGTAATCAACAGCGCGAAGATTAAATACAATGGCTCAAACTATGTCACTGTCACTAGCTCTGGCTCTACAAGCAATTACGGCACAATCGCGGCAACCCTAGACACAGACATTGCTACTGAGGCAGATGCAACACTTCTAGCCAACATCTATATCGGCATGCGAGCCTACCCAAAAACTTCTATGTCATCCGTTGAGGTTCGGATCGATGATCCAGACATGGATGCAACTACCCTCAACAAGATGCTTAACATCTACTTTGGTATGCCTGTCCAGATCGCTGGACTTCCAGCCACAGTATCAGCCTCAACATATTATGGATTCGTTGAGGGATGGAACCTAGCATTCAGCCAATTATCGGCTAGAATTACCTTACGCACTACAGAGAAAACTTACAGTTACCGCTTTACCCAGTGGGAAGATGTAAGTCCAGTCCTCCAGTGGAATGCGGTAGGGGCAACGCTAACATGGCTAACATACGAGTAAAGGACAGATATGCCAACGACAACTAACTACGGCTGGAGCACTCCTGCCGACACCGATCTAGTCAAGAATGGTGCTAACGCTATCCGTACTCTGGGCGATTCTATTGACACGACAACTGAGGACATCTACTTTCTTAACCTAATGGGAGCAATCTAATGGCAAATACACTCAAGGCACTATTTAGAGGTGCTGCCACTACTACGACTACTACAGTCCTCTACACAGTGCCAGCCTCTACTACTACAGCAGTTACTAACATCTGTATTGTTAATACAGCTGCTACTGCTGCAACATTTACACTTGGTATGGGCACAGCAGGTTCTAATACTTCCCTGCATACCACTACAGCCATTGCTGCTAACTCCACGATCTATCTAGATATTCGACAGGTTTTAGCAACGACCAACACAATTACAGGTGGCGCATCTGCTACAACTGTGTCATTTCATATTAGCGGAGTGGAGATAGCGTAATGGGTGCTAGTCAAATACCAGCCGCCTCAACAGGTGGCGCGACATCAGACAATTATGTTTTAATTTCTTCAGTAACTCCAACGGCAGCAGCTTCAACAGTATCTTTTACAAGCATTTCAGGTTATCGCAAACTTATGTTTAGATGGCTGGATACTACTTTAGCCACTTCTGGTAGTGTCAATATCACTTTTAATTCTGATACGGGAGCAAATTACGCTTACGGAAAAGTAGCTGGCACGAGCACAATGTCTAATTCTCAAACTCAAAAAGATACCAAAATTGCTCTAAACACAGGCACGGGCACTTCGCAATTAGGAGCAACTTATATAATAGATGGAATAAATAATAGTGGACCAAAAACATTCCAGGCTTTTGGTAGCAGTAGCGGTGATACAAATCTTTTAGTAAATGGCGTTTACTATGCATCTGCTCCGATTACGACAGCAACACTTAACACAACATCAACTTTTTCAGGCGTTGGAACAGTAGCACTTTATGGAGTAGCAGCATGAGTAGATTCGGTATGGAAATCAATGTTGAAACTGGCGAAGTAACAAGGGTTGAATTGCCTGCGGTGGTCGATGAAGCCCCAGCTGAGTAAAGCAGCCATCCAACTTCGGGATCAATTTAATGTTACCTACCCAAGTCGTGACAAGTCATCGGATGGCTGGGTCGGTGATAGCCGACACGCAACTCGCCCTAGCGATCATAATCCCGATGCTAATGGCTGGGTTCGTGCCATCGATGTTGATCGTGATGTCAGTGGTAAGTCCAAGCCAGACCTTATGCCAGATATTGCAGATCAGATTCGTCTCTTATGCAAATCTAAAAGAGAAAAGCGCATTACCTACATTATCTTTGATGGTCGTATCGCCTCATCAAAAAAGAATTGGGCATGGCGAGAATACACAGGGGCTAACAAACACAACCACCACTGTCACATCTCGTTTGCGAAAGAAGCTGACGATGATGGGGCTTTTTTTCAAGTACCTATGCTAGGAGCATCTGATGAGTAACCTTTCAATGATCATTGCTGGAATTGCAGGAGTAATTGCTATCCCTGTGTTACGCCAAGCGATTAAGTCTTATCGCGCTAAGAAGTCTGTTGCAGACATCGTGGTCGATTCCCTTGAGGCTGCAATTGATCAGGTAGAGAAAAAGTGACACAGAACGATTTCTTTACTTTCTATCTTGCAAGCCTCGGAGTGTTCGGTGGTCTTGCAGGGTATGTCATCACGCATTTACTCTCTGAGATCAAGAGATTAAATCAGCGTGTCGATGAGATATATAACATCCTTCTAGAGCGATAATTTTGCTATGGCGAGAAAAGCAACTAAGCAGCTAGAGGATCAGGGTTACTCAGCACTTGATG